ATGTTTGTATATGATGTTGATATTCATTTTAAAGGAATAGGTTGGGATACTTATACAGTAAACTCTACTTGTTTAGATAATGCAAGATGTGTTGCTGTAAATCGTGTTTCTGATGAATGCGGAAAAGAATATTTAGAGTTAATAGATTGTATAAGAATTTATCCCGAAAAATCTATGACGCTTTTAAAACAATACGATATTTAATAATTTAATAATCAAGCTGACCTAACGGCAAGACGGGGAGAAATGAGAGGTAAAAATGACACAAGCAGAATTTGAAAAATATATGGATTCGGAAGTAAAGCCTTTTTGCGAATCTCTTTCAGAAAGTTTAAAAACATTTGATACATATACTTTGTCTGACTATCGTTCTCAGTGTTTAAGCAATGCAATGCTTTTTTGTTGGCGGTGATGATGCGTCTTTAACTGGTTCACAATTAAGAGAAATAGTACATTATGTTTCCGAACAGGCTAAAACTTATGGTAGAATGTATAAAAAATATTGGTAAATATATAGCATAAAGCGGGGTCTATAAAGGCTCCGCAAAGTTTTCCACATTTTGTTCTAATTTCGCAAAACTTTTATTATTTTACCATTAGTACAAACACAAAGCCTTGCAAGGCTATCAGAATGCGCCGTAACGCCTTTTAGCCCCTCTGCCCGTGTAGTTCCGTCATTGCGGTTAACTGCCGTTATACGCCGTTGTAGACCTCTTGAATGTCATTTTATACCGAATAGCAATAAAAGGGGAACACCTTAAGGGTACAACTCGAAAGCGGGATTCCCACACTTGCTTGAAGTCTGAAAAGTTAACAGAAGCTCCATAGAATTTTGCCGCCCCCAAAATACAATAAAAGACACGGGGGCAAGCCGCTTGTGAAGCATGAACGAGTGCGCGGACGCTAACGCACCGCGCAGCGTCCGCGCACCGTCATGCCCACACCAGCGGCTTGCGCCTGTGTCGTTACTCGCATTCTTGGGGGCGGCAAAAATCTGTGGAGGAGTCTGTTAAGTTTTCAGACTTCAAGCAACGTCGAGAATGCGCTTTTATTGCATTAGTCTTTCCTGCCGCCTTTTGTGCTTAGTAGCCAATTTAAGTCGATTTCATAAAAATCTGCTAATATTCCTAGGTTTTCAATATCTGGTTCTGTTCTTCCAATTTCATAATTGGCTAAAGTGCTACGTGGTATTTTAGTTTCTACAGCGACTTCTATTTGTTTAAGTCCTGCATTTTCTCTTACTTTTTTTAATTTACTTGGAAAACTTTCTCTATACATTTTCCTCACCTCCTTTGTCCCATTATAGCACATTGCATAATTTTATGTGTTTAATTTCAGCACATTTTTTTAATTTTAAATGTTGCAAAATCGCACATCATGTGCTATAATTAAACATGGAAAATATATCAATTGCCGTAACTGCTCCTGCTACAGAGGGTAAAGAGTAGCAAATAACAATAAGCGAGGTAAAAACATGGTTACAGAAACAATTGACATGATAATTAACGTTGTTGGTACATCCGCGATTATAGCGTTAGTTTTCTATTTGTTTTTTGGATTTCCTAAAGAAATCATCAAACCAATAGACGAACAGAATGAAAGAATATCAAAACTTGAAAAACGTCTCAATGACATAGACGGCATGGAATTTATTGATGATTGATGTAACGGCTCTTTGCTGTAAGAGGGTAAATAACAGTGAAAAAATATGATAGGAGAAATGCACAATGGCAAAATTTATAGGAATGAAACAAAAAGCAGGGGAATACAAGCTCGAGGACGAAAAGACAAAACAAGTCAGAGAGGGCGAATATCACAATTTTTATATGCACTATGTTGACGAAGCGGAAACAAAAGGCGAGAACCTTATTGACTATACCGCATACGAAAGCTTTATCGCCAAAATAAAGGCTGAAGATGTTTCGGGCATATTTGGCTTTGAGGTAAAAAGCGCAGAGCAGTTTAATGATTGGTTCTTAAAGGATATCGAAGTTCTTTTTAACAGAAAGGGCAATGTTGTTTCCGTCCGCCTCGTTGAGGATTCTGCAAAAAAACTCCCAAAAGGTAACTAAAAATGGAAGTTGTTGAAACGGTTATAACAATAACTGAAATAGCCGACTTACTCAGCAAAATATTTGATTCTGACGGAGACGGTCAAATAATACCGCCTGAGCTTGCGGAAGTCCTCAATAGCTTTGATAACGGCGAAGTAGGGGATAACGACATAGAAATTTTGCTTGACGATATAAGAACTTCGCTTGTTACTGATGATAATTCATCATATATGGAAGTTGTCACACAACGTCTTGACATAATTGATGAACGTCTGGACGCTGAATTTTTAGCCGTTAATGAATGTTTCGGACTTATAGCGACTTCGCTTTTGTCTTTCTTTTCGTTTAAAGTTATAACTTGGTTCTATAATTTGGTTAGCAGGTGATTTCATGGAAGTAATGACATATTCGATTTTGCTTGATTTTGGAAAATTCTGCGATATGTTTATTATGGCACTCAATTCAAATTTTGCTTTGTTTTGTACCCTTATAGGTATAAAAATAGGTTTGACAATTTTAAAAGAATGTTCTGAATGATGTGTTAACGGTCTCTACAACCGTTTACATAAATATTAAAAAGGAGTTGTTATTATGAACATAATGACAAAAACAAGGACTAAGCTTTCACAGCTTTCGGGAAAAATTCTTGACAGTAAAGCTTACAAAACAGCCGAACATGTTGTAGTCGGCGCAGGTGCGAGCCTTGCCGCTCTTGGCGTTTCTGCAATGAATGCTTCTGCTGTTGACTGGGGCTCTACTGTTACAGCTGAAACAGCTATTGCCTCCATAGCTGAAAACGCTTCTGGCTTTATCGAACCTGCAATCATTATTATGTGCGCTGTTGCTGGTCTTCGTCTCGGCATGAAGTTTCTCCGTGGCTCTACAAAGTAGTCAAAAATGTGGAGCAATCTAAAAAAGGTTGCTCCGCTTTCTTTTTTTAGGAGGTTTTATAATGTGTAAAATGTATTCTCCAATGCACCTCGACATTGATTTTTTATATCCTGTTGTTTGCGAGTATCCGCTTGCAAGCCTTATAATTTCCATATTGCTTTTAGCAGTCCTTATAATAATACTTTTGAGTATTGGCGGTGAAAAGAAATGAAATACAAAGTTAACTTACGAAAAATATTCGCTTTAATTGTTTCCGTTGCTCTTGTAATTTCTGTTTTTGCCGTCCTTGTTGTATCCGCAGATGATGAGGACAAAATGACAACGCAAGAATATTATTCCTCACAAGCATATCTTTTTACACAACTAAAGGATAAAAAAATTGATTATCCTACATATTCCGAACGTTCTAAGGCTGTTACAGATAAGTATATATCCGATAACACAATTATTGATGATATCGGGGAGCACCTCGGAAACGGCGCAAAATACGCTTCCGATAAAATTGGAGCTTTGGGACAAAAAATAGGTGATACGATAGACAAATATGGTAACGCTGCATATGACTATCTATCTTCCTTGGGCGCTGGATTACTGGACGGTTATACCGTCCAGAATCAAGTTCCCACTACTGATTTAAAAGGATACGGCGCATTACTTGTAAGATATCGACCTGACGGTACTATAACTTATCGTTGTTATTGTGATTATATTGTTTTAAATGATTCAACTGCCATGCTTTATGGTAAACTTCATTATGTTCACTATGATTCGCATGGCAATTTTCAATATGAAGAAGATGAAGATAAGGGCGATTCTTTTCTTGGTACTACAAATGCTCCTAATCATAAGTATTATGGTGATGTTAGGAACTATCGGGATGGAACACAAGCACCTACTGATGATACATTTGAAACGATATCCGACTATGATTTCACACATGCTACCGATAAGGAGCTTGAAGACTTAATAAATGACTTGCTTAATGAATTTGAATTGCAAATGCCAGACTTATCAAGCATAGAGGGTCTTTTAAACGCTATTTATGCAAGACTTGGCACTCTTGACAGTGATGATGACGCTTCAACATTATCTTTGATAAATTCCGCTATAAATACTCTTGTAGCTGAAAATAAAGATAGTAATGACAAAATTATAGAAAAGCTTGAAAATTTAAAACTTGAATCCGATAATCAAGCAATTCTTGATAAGCTTAATGAAATATTTCCCGCTTATGATTATGATATTGATATGAGCAGAACCGAGGAATTAAAGCTTTTGTTTTTAACTAAATGGGCTTTTGTCGAGGAGCTTAAAACACTAATTGACCGTTTTATGTCAAGCTATGAACAAAAATCAAGCTTAGGTACAATGGATAATGTTATTCATGTTAAGTATAATCCTACAAACGGAAGCTTTGGCAATGTCATATTAAACCATAACGGAGCTTATGATATACGCTTTGATATATTCGAGCCTTATTTGCCAGCAATTCGCGGACTGATAGCGGCGTTTATTTATCTTTCTTATGCTTTTAATACTTACCGTAAAATACCCTCATACATACGCGGTGGTGATACATCATGATTAATGAAGCTTTCTTTAATTGGTTTAAGCATATCATTGATATGCTTCCCGATATTGGAAATGTTTATATACCCGAGGGTGTATATCAAGGCATAGACAATATGACTTCATTGCTTGGTCTGTTAATGCCTTTTCAGCTTTATAAACCGCTTTTGACTTTTATTCTTGCGCTTACATCTTTTCGTATAACTTATGCAATTTATTTGCAGATTCGTAAAAAATAAGGAGAGTTTTTTATGACGATTTTTAGTGTAGCAAAGTACATAATTTTCGGTACTTTCGGCATTTTTCTTTTTATAATCTTTCTTTCTTTTGTTCATATATTCATAATGATTTGCAAGGGGAATAAACTGCCTAAACGAACGGTAAAAAGTAATTACAAAAAGCGTAATATTTTTGTAAAGTTTTTCTATGATTTGCCAAATGCGAAAGCGCGCGATTTTTTTCAAAGAAACCCTGATGCCTTGCCATATCATGGTTTATATATGATATGCGGCTCTCAGGGGTCGGGAAAAACCATTACAGCAATTTATCTTATGCGAATGTGGCAAATGATGTATCCGCTTGTAAAGATACGTTCTAATATTTCAATAAGTTTTCAGGATGGACAAATTACGCATTGGAAACAACTTATCAACGTGCATAATGGTGAAATAGGTCAGATAGATTTTCTTGACGAAACACAAAATTGGTTTAGCAGTAATGAAAGTAAAAATTTTCCTGTTGATATGCTTCAAGAAATAACGCAGGAGCGTAAAAAACATAAAGTTATAATGGGTACATCACAAGTATTTACACGTCTTGCAAAACCTTTGAGGGAACAGACTACATATCTTTGTGAACCTCGGACAATTGCGGGTTGCTTTACAATTTGTCCTATGTATAAGCCTTTGCTTAATGATGACGGCACACTTCTTAAAAAGAAATTCTATAAAATTTTTTGTTTTGTTCATGATGATGATTTACGCTCAAGCTATAACACCTATGAGCGAGTAGAACGCCTTGCAAGTAAAGGCTTTCAAGAATCTGCTTGTGATACTTCAAAATGATGTTTTTCGGCTTTCCCCCTACTTGATATTAGCCACAAATCGGTATCACATAAAAATTACCAATTGAATTATATGGGGTGTTGTATGTGAATTTTAATGATTTTAACGATAAAATCATATATAACACAAAGGTTAAGAGATACCGTGACGGTTCATATACATTGACTTACTGCAATAGGCGTGTATTTGTGAATCAAGAGGAAAAGCAAGAATTTATTGAATTTTGCGAATCTGAAAAAGCAGAGGAAACAAAGGATATAGGCAATGAAAATTGCAAAAATCTTGTATATAAGTTTAAGGCTTCTCAAAATCAAAAATCTGAAAATCAAAAGAATGAACAGAATCAAAAACGGAAAGATGAGAGGACTGATAGCATGAAACGTGCAATTGATAATATTTATGATTTGGCATTTCAAAATGAGTGGAGCTACTTCATGACAATAACGATTGACCCCGAACAGTTTGACCGTCAGGACGTAAAGGAAGTATACAAAAAACTTTCTGCTTGGCTTCGGAATCAAGTTTCGCGCAAAGGCTTAAAATACTTGCTTATCCCCGAACAGCATAAAAACGGCGGCATACATGCCCATGCTCTCATAAACGATTGTTTCAAGCTTGAACATAGCGGGCGGTATTTGTACAGCGGTAAAGCCTATAAGGCAGAGACGTTACAGAAAAAGGGCATTGACATAAGCCTTTTAAAACCTGTCTATAACGTCCCCGAATGGAAATATGGCTTTTCAACGGCTATACCCGTTGACGGAAATCCCGCACGGCTGGCGTGCTACATAACGAAGTACATTACAAAGGATTGTAAAAAGATTTTTGGAAAGTATTACCTGTCAAGCAGGAATCTTAATCGGGATACCGAAATTAGTCTTTGCAATTCTGAAAAATTTGATGAATTGAAAAATAATCCTCTTTATCGCGGCGGCATGGCTTTCAAGTATAGCTCCGATTTCAGACTTGACCCTAACGACGATAGGAAAGTACCTGACGATATTTTAGAGTACCTCGCAAAGCGCGGCGCACTCTGATATATAAATTTTAAGAAACGAGGTTAAAAATCATGTTGGAAATTTTTGCAAGTTGGGAATGGTGGCAGATAGCTTTAACGGCTGTGTTCGGAACGGTTTGGATTGTTTTTATAATTCTCGACCAACGCCGCAAAATTGCCGCCAAGAAGCTTAAAGCGCGCAGGGAGCAGGAACTTAGAGAACAAGGTTATTCTGATGAACAAATTGAGGAAATTATGCAACAACGTAATTTTCATAAGTGTTCAGTTTACGCTTATTCTGCTGAATCAGGTTCTGGAAAGTCTCGCTGTTTTGTTTCAAATCAAAAGGACGGTGAAAAGTAATGCAGGAATTAATTGTCGATTTGACTGTTGAACAGTTTACACTTTTAATTGGTAAGGCTTGCGGTGTTTTATTGGGCTGTATTTTTGTTTCTTCTTTTTTGGTTGCTTTAATTACTGCCTCTGTTGACGGTTGGGTTTTTCGCAAGGGTTTTCTTTATTACGGCTCTTTGAAGTATCTTAATCATTATTTTAAAAGGCTTAAAAACTGCGGTACTGTAGAATCCCTTGCTAAAACTTATAACGAGCTTAACACCGTTATACTGCTTATGATGTATCAACGTGTAATACCTAAATTCATATATAAGCGGCTTATGGAAAAGCTTGATTTTATTTATGAAAAGCGCGAGATTGAAATTTCTGATTACTGGAAGTGATTTACAGTGAAGCAAAAAGAACTTATTGCCGAGTACTTCATATCACAGCTTACACAGCAGGAGGAACAAGTCCGAGACCTTCAACAGCGTGTCAGACACCGTAGGATTGACGTAAACGACAGCTACGAGTTACAGTATGCTCTTGTCAGATATGAGACTACAAAGCAGATAAGCAGAGATATTTCCGTATTCCTGCGTATCAAGGATAATTCTATAAAGTGAGGTATTATAATGATAGTGAATGTTTTTTTTAATGACTTGTTTATCAATAGTTTGTTTAATAATCGGTATTAAACTTTTGATTTCGGCTTTTAGAGACAAATAAAAAGGTGTGATTTTATGGCATGCGGTAATTTTGTATGTGCGTTCTCTCATATTGAGCGAGGGAAAATATACTGCACTTGGAATACATACGGTTATGAAAATCTTCCTGACTGCTCTGCAACGTCCGACAATTCATGCGGACGGTATAAATACTTCTCCTGCAATATATGCGGTCATGAATGGACTTGTTTTAAGCAACGCGAAAGGGGTGTGTTTTATTCCGCTGAAAACGGCAACTTTGTTCCGAAATCATCAACGGAGTTCGCAAAAGCGGTACAGCAGAACGAGCTTGTAAATGCAAAGCGTGATATATGCGCTACAGCCGTTAGGAACTTCATAAAGGGACACAGAACGTCAACAACGGTTAGTTATCTTCATGAGAAGTACGGCAGGAAGTTTCCTCAGTTCACAAAGGACTATTTAAAGACTGCTGTTGAAAAGTCTATTATGTTGTATCTGGAATATGAGAATAAGGAGAGTGTTTGA